AAATCTGATAATTTAAATAAATCTGATAATTTAAATAAATCTGATAATTTAAATAAATCTGATGAACTTTGCAAAAATATAAATAATGTAGAAGTATTTAATAATTCTATAATAAATATTGCCAAACGAGAAATTATTACAAAACCAATCAAAATTATAGAAGTAATTAAAACTGTAGAACCAATTAAAATTATCCCAATACAAACTACAGAAGTAGTCAAGCCGCGAAATAATTTATTTGTGCCAAAAACACAAAGACTAAATAGACAAATAAAGGCCGCTGAACCAATAGTTTTACAGAATCTCAAAAAAGAACTATTTGAGACATCACAAAAAATGGAAACACTTGCTTCCATTACTGCACATGCCATCGATGAGCAAACCACATATGATTCAGATAATGGTGTAAGTTCTGTAGGTTCAACAGAATCTGGACATTCAGTGAACAAAATAAGTCGAATCAGTCCGATTGATTCAATACATTTACCAATTAAAAATAACAAAACAAACAAACTTGTCGAATTTAATGACAAAAAAATATTAAATCCGTTACTTCCACAAACGGAAATTAAAGATGAAAAATTATTGAATTTGTCAATTATTGATGAATTAAAAAAAGAATTAAAGAAAGAATCACTTAATTCATCGAAAAATAATAAAATAAATTCAAACAAATCCGTCAATGATATAAAACAAAGTAAACATGCTGACTTATTAAACCAAATAGAAAATATAAATCAAAAAACAAAGAAATATAAGTCAAACAAACTAATAAAACGCGACGATAATAAAAATGAGTTAGGTCTTTTGTATAATATGTATGAGTCCAATACGTAGAAAAAAAAAACAGACAAGTTAATAGAAAAATTAAATAGATTAAATAAAATGAATAAAATAAATAAAATGAATAAAATGAATAAATTAAATAAAATGAATAAATTAGAAAAAGATAATAAAAAAGATAATAACACTGATATAGAAAAAACTAAAATACCATATCATTTATTATAAAATCTTCAGATTTTTTGCAAAACATTTATATTTTTTTAAACATTTATAAAATAATGACTAAATACCGTAAATAATTTGCATTTTATTATTTATTTTTAAATAATCATTAATTTGTCCAAAATGGTCATTGTCACAAAATGCAGGGAATTTTTTCATTGGTTTATTACACGATAGTCCGGATGGATGAGATGATACAATAACACAATGTTTTTTTTTATCGATGAGATTATATTTTTCAAATGCGGGTGCTCCCCATAGGACAAAAACCAAATTATTATTGTCATTTGATAATTTGACAATGATTGAATCAGTGAAGGATGACCACATGTCTGCATGACTATTTTTTTCATTTTCTGTTACTGTTAGAGCTGTATTAAGAAATAAACATCCTTGGTTTGCCAGAAATTGTAAATTTCCATGTTTAGGTATTTCTGTTATATGACCATATTTTTTCATATTTTTATAAATATTATCTAGAGATGAAGGAACAGCGATACCGACTGGTACAGAAAATGCCAGTCCCATTGCTTGTGGTACTCCAAGTTCGAATTTAAAATATGGATCTTGTCCAACGAACACAACTTTCAAATCTGTATATCTTGTATATTTAAATGCAGCAAGAACAAGAGATGGATATGGAAAAATAGGTTTTTTTGTTTTAACATATTCACTCAATTCATGTTCCATTTTTTGAATATTTGCTGATTCAATTATATCTTTCATCAAATTATTCCATGATGAATGTATATCACTAAATTTTAATAATACGTTATTAGTCGGAAATGTTTCGTTCCAGGAAGGAATTTGTTTGTAATCAGAAACAGAAAACATTTATTGTATCTTGTAGTTGGATTTTTAATATATTCTACCATATTTAAATTAATAGAATTAAATTCAATCTTTTTATGGTATTATTAAAAATTTGAATTGAAATGACATAAAGGTTAAATGTATATTTAAATATTTGAATAATAAACCTATATAATATACACTCAATATGATTAATAACATAGATGATTTGAACAATTTGACTGATGCCGATTTAAGAGATATATTTGACAATATTGAGTTTTCGATAGATGGAAATAAATCTGGAAAGAAGGCAGTTAAAAAATATGATATATGTCCTTTTTGTTTGAATCCAAGTATATTAGAGGATGGTGTAAATGGTATCATTGTTTGTACGAATAATTTATGTGGGCAAGTCATTGATGTTCTATTGGACCAAAATCCCGAATGGAGACAATATGAAGATGATGGAACAAACAATGCAAGATGTGCTATGCCGATAAACCAACTTTTACCACAGTCTTCTTTAGGCACAAGTATAAGTGGTAATTATAAAAGTCGTTTAAAAACATTGCAAACATGGGGAGCAATGCCATATAGAGAAAGAAGTTTAAATAATGTATTTAAGAAGATACATGAACTGTGTCAAAAAGGGAATATTATTAAATGTATTGAAGATGATGCAAAAATTTATTACAAAACTATTAGTGATTGTAAACACATAATAGGAAAAAATAAAGGTAAACATATTATAATCAGAGGAAAAAATAGAGCAAGTTTGATAGCAGCGTGTGTATTCTTTGCATGTAGAAGAAATGGTAAAACGCGGACGCCGAAGGAAATAGCTGATTTATTCGGATTGAAATATACTGAAATAACAAAAGGATGTAAAAACTTTATGAAATTGATGAAGATAAGGGATATGGGATTAGCAAATAATACAAGTCAACCCGAACATTTTGTTATAAGATTTTGCAATGAATTAAAATTAAGTAAGGCATTGACTGACCAGGTGATACAAATAGCAAAAAATATACGAAAATTAAATATTGCATCTGTTCATACTCCTTCATCAACAGCAACATGTAGTATTTTGTTAATGGCAGAAATAAATAAAATTAGAACAATCACAAAAAAACGATTAGCCCAAAAATTTAACGTATCAGAAGTTACAATATCGAAGGCATATAATAAAATAGAAATATATCGAAAAGCTTTAATAGATGATAATTTGACTGACATATTAGTCAAAAAAATAGAAGAAACGAGAACAAATGCAAAAATTCCTGATTTTGTTTTACAACGCCTAAAAAAATTTAGTAATATTCCAGCTAATTTAGATACCAATTTACTTAAAACCACTGTCCAATCTACAACGAATGAATATCAAAATAATCAAAATAATCAAAATAATCAAAATAATCAAAATAATCAAAATAATCAAGAACTTTATCAAATTCCCATTATAAATAATGATTTTTATGGAACCGGTGAATTATATGAAGATCTCGAATTGGAAGGATTTGACGATGATGATTTCAGGGACACATTTGATGATTTAGATGATTCGGATGAGTCAGAAGATGAATTATATTATGACGAGATAGGAAATGATAAAATATGTACAGATGATAAATTAGATACAGACATGAAAAAAGTGTTGATACAAAATAAATATATAACTGACCAACTTAAAAAAACTGATAAAGAGTGTAATATGATTATGAATTCACTATAACAATTATGACAATTTTAATTTATATTTTATTTATTAAATATATATTGTGATACATAAATATATATTTCTGAACATTTATAATATGGGGAATACTTCGTCAATTCATTTGGATAAAAAATCTTTAAAATTATATGATACAGTACGTGAAACAATAAAAGATATTATATATGAAACTAAATTTTGGGCAGATAATAAAAATAATATGTGTGATAGATTTGTTGTCATATATTATGATAAATTAATACAATATAATACTTCGGAAATTCTTGATGCATCCATGGCTATTGGAATAAAACATGATAAAGAAATTAATAAAGAAGAATTATGTAAAAAAATAGTTGCACATTATAAAAAAAGAATTGAGTTATTAACTTATATATTAAATTCTCTCACAAAAATGTTTGCCAAATTAACTAGAGCAATTCAAGGACCTGTATGTCAAGGGGTTGATGAATATGTTGATGATTTTTATCAATGTAAAAGAATGAGAGGTGTATGGTTGAATGAAGACCAATATGCACAAATTTTAGGAAGAATAGAAAAATTAGATATATATAATGGATGGATTGAGCATATAAAATATCTCAATGCAAATTGGTTAAAATATATGCAAGATCTATATGATATTATTATTATTATTAAAAGAGATATCGATAATACAATAGATGATGATACATTTAATGAAATGGAAGAAATGACTAGAAGTACTATCAAAAAAATGAATTATATCTGTGATATCCATTATTTGTTAGCAATTAATTATACAGATTAATTTTGATCTTTAATAATTTTCAAATCTTTCAAAAGAATTTCAAAATTCATACGTAACATTCCGTGGTCAATATTGAGATTATTCTGTTGTCTATAGTACACGAGGGTAACAAAACCGAGTGCGCTAGCTCCTAGGAAATAATTTCCAGTCATTAATCCCGCAATTCCAGCAACAGCTGTTGTTCCCATCAAAGTTAAATAGTACGAATCTCTTATTGTATAACTTCTTTGAGCACAACAATAATCACAAATGAGTTGTCCATCATCTGTTAAATATTTAACAAAATAAACACCAAAGACACATACTTCATTAAATTTTACATAATGAAATACTTGCTCATATTCGTTGTTTAAAGGAAAATTTTCCACAGCATGTATAGCATCCGTTAAACACAATTGAGGATATGATTCTTGATACAAATTAATATCAGTAATAAGTCCATCGATTCCAATTTTTTTGGATCTTCTTACTTCCCAGGTTTGTTCCATTTTAATTTTATTTAATTTATTGTTATTAAATAAATTAATTGTATTAAATATATTATTTTCAATTTTTTACGATAAAATAATATCATTTTCTTTTATAATGATTTTATTTGATGTGTTAATACTAAAATATTTATTATATTTATCTATAAATGTTTGAAATTGATCATATCTTTCATTATTTTTCATACCGCCTTTTATATTTTTAAAATCTGAAAGTTGATGTGATAACCATTTACCAATAACTTTTGTATCATCATCTTTACTATCCTCAGAAGGTCTTTTACCATATGTTTTTATATACGATTCTGTTTTCAATAATAATTCTTGCCAAATTTCATTATATGGTTTGAAATATTCATTGTATTCATCCATAAATTTAGTCCACTCATTGTATATATCATTATTTTTCATGATGGCAGTTTTTGTTTTATAGTTTCCTAATTGTGTTTGTAACCAATTGATCAGTTTTAATTCGTTTTTATCTGTAGATGATTCAACCGGTCTCTTTTTGTATATATCAATGTATTTTTTTAACTTGTCGAGCATATCATTCCATTCCTCTTCATTGTCTTTAAAATATTCTTTATAATTGTCAATAAATTCTTTCCACTTACTATATATCTCATTATTTTTCATATTATTTGATTTATTTCTATAAAATCTTTGTTGTTTAGATAACCAATTAAATAGTTTTCTAATTTGTTCATCTGTTGAACGTATTGATGGTTTGCACTTATTTACATCAATATATTCTTTTGTTTTATTAAACATTTCATACCAAATATCTTCATTTGATTTAATATATTCCGAGTATTCGTTTATAAAATTAGTCCATTTATTATACGCATCATCAGATTTCATTATTTGTAAACGTTGTTTGTAATTCTCCGATTGGTGTTGTATCCACCGTCCCATATTTTTAATTTCTATATCATCTGAATATCTGGAAGGTTTTTGTTTATTATCATCGATATATTTAATAACTTTATTTAGTTTATCACTCCATGTTTCTATTCTATAAATACCAACCACAATTTTATCCATTTCAATATATTCCATTTCATATTCAATATCTTTACGCGTTCTTATACATGAAACCTTTTCATTTACAACATTACATATTTTAATTTTTTCTTTTGTGAATGTGCAATCAAATTCTTTTAGATTGGCGACTAAATTAGTTAACTCATTATAATCATTAGTCCACATATAAATACCAGATTTCTTGTTTGGATTTTCTTTGTTTTTCCGATTCGCTCTACAAATTCGTTGTATCATTCTTATTTTGTTTGATTGTTCATACGTTATAAAAATGCTATCACATTTAGGTATATCAATACATTCATCCAATATACGAACCGAACATAATATCGCCTTTAAATGAGTCTCTTGAAACTCATTTAGTATTTTGTTACGTTGTTCATGTGTTGTATCAGCTATGATTATATTTGTGTATATATCTAATGAATGATATTTTTTTATTCTATCTATTGATTCAATAAACTTCTTTGCATCTTCTATATTCTGAGCATATAATATACATTTACTATGTCCGTTTTCCTCAAGACATCTAAGAAGAAAATGTATCTTAATATCATGATCTATAGTAGTTTTATTATCTATTTGAAGCTCTTTATATAGTGAATCCATTGAATCTTGTTTGATTTTGATATCGGGAACAAATACATCATAATCGCATATATATTTATCTTGTATTGCTTTACCAAATTCATATTTGTACTCTATATTTCCAGTTATATTTTCAATTTCAGCATAATCATCTTCCGATTCAAATATTCTTGGAGTTGCAGAAATAAATAAGTAATTATAATTTTTAGTAAATACTTTGTAGAAATCAGAATCTTTATTTGAAACACAATCATAAGTCAAATTGTGAAATTCATCAATGATTATTCCAACTGTTTTATTTTCAGGAATGAATTCAATTAATTTTGCAATTATATCAACACTTTTATATGTTGTTGATAATATAATCTTTTTATTAATGTGTTTAGTAATATTCTCAATATCTCTATCACCATCTGAATCTACCAAAATATATTCATCATAATCGTCAATTTCTTTCGTATAACGTGTTAAATTTTGTTGAGCGTGTTGTCTTAGAGGACTAAATATAATAATGAGATCGAATTGTTTTGCCCACATTATAGATACTAAAGTTTTACCCATACCACATGGCAATTGTAAAATTGAACGTTTTTTATTTTTTAATTTATCGTATGCATCGAGTTGATATTGATATGGAGTTAGTTTAATGTAATTATTATCTATTTTTAGTTCTTTGAATGGTCTATGTTTAAATTCGACAAGTCTTTTATTATAGCGAGTTATAGGTTCAGATAGTCTAGATGTATAATGTAATTCACCAACTAATCCAGTTGAAACAATTAAATCATAAAATCCTGCTAATTTATCTAATGTTATTGCTCTTGTATAATTTTTACATTGAACTATTTTCCATTGAATTTCCTGCTTATTGAAATAAAATATATCACAACCAGTATCTGTAATATTATGTTTGTTTGCAATTTTTCTGAATTTTAATTTATCATAATAATTTTCGAAAAATTTCGATTGAATAAATACATCTAAGGGAATATCATTCCATAAATAAACTTGTTCATTTGTTTCTAATAATTTAGTTTTGATAAAATTTTCGTAAAGAATGCCTTTCAAATAATTTTCCATATGTTTTTAGTATATATGATTACATATACTAATCCGTTTAAATAATTTCATTTATTTTATCAATTTTTAAAAATTAAAATATTTTGTCATATCTAATGAAGATCCATCATCTTCTATTAATATGTATGGTATTACTTCTTTAACATGTGATACTAAAGTTACTTCAAAATCTTTAAATAATTCTTGATCAGATTTTAATATTTCATCATAATCTTTTTCATTT